GCCAGACGATCCGTGCGTCGTCCCGTTCGAGCCATCGGAGCCAGAGCATCGCCTCATCAGCCTCGGTGATCTGTCGCGGTCCCGGCCGAGGCCGAAGCATCTGCGGCGCCTGACCGACCTTGTCCGCAAAGCTGTGGAAATACTCAGGCCATGCGTTGACGAAGCCCTGCGGCCTGACGCCGGGCAAGGTGCGGAAGACGTCGGCAGCACTCTCCAGCCGGTCTTCCACCCGTGTGGTTGTCCACTCAGCCATGGTGATTACCCTCCTGCCTCTTGCCGTACAGCTTATCGCCAAGCTGGCGCACCAATTCGCGTTCGGGCCAGGTCAGCCGGTCATCGTCGATGGTAACGGCCAGCAATCCCTGTTCCTTCCAGCCGTCCCGTTTGACCTCGTCAGGCTGGCGGCGGTGCCCGCCATAGCCCTTGGGCGTGAAGCGCATGCCGGTCATCGCGCACCTCCGTGGGTTTCCATGGCCCAAAGCAGGATAGCGATTGCATCGGCTTCGTTGTCGTCGGCCGGGCTGAAGCCCCTCGCACGTGCCGCCGCGATCATGGCCAACTTGTCGGCATTGCCACGGCCAGTGGCATGTTTTTTGATCGTGCCCACAGGCACGCCCTGATAGGGCACGCCCCGCAGTTCAGCCCAACTGGTCAGCGTCGCCATGAGGCCGCCGTAGACGTGGGCTGCGTCAGTGCCTGTGTGGCGCCGGACCTCCTCGAACCAGATCGTCTCTACCGGACCAGACAGGCGGTCGATCTCGGTCAGCCAGTTCGTGAAGCGCAAGTAGCGCATGCCACCGCCGTCGAAGCGGCCGGGCCGGAAGCTGGCGGTGCCGCTGGTGATCAGCCCATCGTAGCCGCTCAGAGCCCAGCCAGTGGTGGTGCCGAGATCAAGCGCGAGGATGCTGCGCGAGCGCTTGGACGGCGGCGGCATTTTCGGGGTTGCGCCTGCATCGGCGCTGGACAGAGTCAGGTTAGCCATGGGTGGTCTCCTTTTTGGGTTGGTTGCTCGGGTGGAAGACGACGGCGATCATGTTCTTGGCGGAGCGGGTCGCCGTCGTCGGATTTAGGCTCGGTCCAAGACTTGGGTCCCAGAACGATGCCCAGGGGTAGGTGGTGATCCTCCCGCGTTTAGCGGGGAGGTCACCTACCCCTTTAGGGGGGGGGTAAATCCGGTTTTTGTGCTTTAGCGTAACCTATTGTATTCAAAGAATTATTCCTACTTTCCAAAAACCGTTTTGGCCAAAGACAATCCGGGTTCTGGAATTTAGAGTAAGTCTCTGATTTCAATGGGGGATTTCTAAAGCACAAAAACCGCCACTTTAAAAACCGGGCCGGTTTTTGGCAGAAAACCGGACAATCCGGATTCTTGGACGTGCCCATTTGGACAGAATAAATCATTCTGAACCCCCGTCCTGATCGACCCAGATCTCGGGATTTTCGACGGGCAGAAGGGCACCGGATTCAGCGCACATGTAGTCAGATGGGAAGACGAAAACGACCTCGGGAATGACTTCCCCGGTATCGGCATCCATCACCTCAGCATCCGTTTTGAGGCACATACCTCGAACACAGATGTAACCGAATTTCGACTTCGTTGGCTTCAAACCAAGCTCGTCCAACTTCTTGCCGCGGACAAACTTGACGTGGCCTTTTGTCGCCAAAACGTGGAGCCGATCTGCGATACTGGTCTTGCCTCCGAGGCTGCCTTTGTTCTCGAACTTTGCAGCGAATTGGGTCAACGTGAACATCTTGCCCCGAGCCGCCTGCTCGGCGACCATCTGCAGGATCACGTCCCCCTTACGCACCCGCTCCGCGTCATGCTTGGCCCCGACCTCTTGGCGCACCAGCCGCTCGTTCATCGGATTGATCTCCACCCACTCACCATTGACCTTGTCGATCAGCTTGGGTGCCAACGCGGGCCCATTGCGCAACTCGATCTCCAGTTTGCGTTGGGGGCTTTCCTCGTCGGGCCGGTGCAGGATCAGACCGGAGGTGTAGAACCCGCGCAGCGCGCTGGCCCCGGAGAGTGCTAGAAAGGGATCATCCTTCACCTGCTGCTTGCTGAGCTTCTTGGTGTGATGGATCAAGATCACCCCGCAGTCAGGGTTGATGTGATCGCGCAGAACCTCGACCCGGTCCTTCAGAAAGAACATCATCGCAGTGTTGTCGTTTTCGCCGCCGCCGTCGGGTCCGCCGTCAAATATATTGCGGATCGGGTCAATGCAGATGATGTCGACAGGCTCGACTGGGAATGCATGTTGAATGGCCTGCGCAATACGGACGCTGCCCTCTACATCAAGCAAAAGGTTCAGCTTTGGCGTGGCCACCAGATTGTCCCGCGCGCCGGTCAGCACCTCTTTCGGGAGGGTAATCTGCTTCATGCGTTCGCGCAGATAGTGGTACTGGATTTCGGCCTGCAGGTAGAACACGCGCAGCGGTCGCGGCGGTGTGAAGTCGAGAAACGGCACGCCCGCAGCCATGTGCACCAGCCAGGAGATCAGCAGATCGCTCTTGCCAACCTTGGGTGCGCCACCCAGCACCAGCAGCCCGCCCGGTGTCAGAACACGCGGTGCGATGATATCCGCGGGCATCGGGCTGTCATCGTCCAGCAGCGCGCCAAGCGTGAATGAGGGCATCTCATTCGGCGCAGGCGCGGCGCTGTCGAGCCGGATCAAGGGCGGTCCGTATTTCTCGACATGGCGGGCCCAGAGCCGCTCAGACTCGCGCTTGAGCCGCTCCACTGGCCACTCTGGCCGCAGCATTGCGGCGTTGTAGCCGCAGATGCCCTCCCAGCCCTCGTCTTTCGACATCCGGCCCTCATGGACCATACGGATGAAATATCCGATCGCGGCCGAAGCTCCCTCGAAACGCGACCAGTCGTCCTGCGCGCTCTCGCGCACCGGGGTGACCAGCACATCATCGACGGCAGGCTTGTCGGGCGTGGCGAAGTCGGGCTGCAGAGACACGCCCGGTGCGGGCGGCATGTCAGTGACGGCTTCGGTGAACTCGCCCAGATCACGCTCAAGGTCCGCGTTCAGCGTGACGATGCGCACCTGCGTCTTGAGGCTGTTCTTGTAATAGACCGAGCCCGCGACCCGGATCGGCTGATGCGCTGAACGAAAATGCATATCCCCGCCGACCTTGGCGGCAATGTCGCCGCGGATACGCGTCACGCGGGCGATGTCGCTGCCCTCTGCAGGCTCGGTGAGTTTCCACCAGACATGCGCCTTGTGCTGGCCCTCTGGCGTCACACCGCCGCTTTCCACCACCATCGTGGGTGGGCCGAGATGACGCTCGAGATGCGCGCGCTTGGCGGCAATGTCGCCGGTGTCGATATCGACGACCACAGCCTGCATTTGCTGAATGTCCGCCGCTTTGGCCTCACCAGGGGCGACCACAGTACCGGGGATGACATAGACGGCAGCACCCTCTCGCGCGGCCCAATTGGCAAAGGTGGTCATCTTGGCGGTGACGTTCTCAGCGGCATCGATCCAGATGTTATGCGGGCGGCCATCAAAGCCCTGGCCCTTGTCGATGAAGCTGCGGACCGGGATCAGGCCGTCGCAATAGCCGAACACCACCTCCATGAATTGAGCGATCTGCTCGGGGTCCGGCTCGTCACCGAACACGTCGATCTGTGGTGCGGCGTCGTTGAAGTCCCGCCACGGGTTGAAATGGACGAGATTTTCCTTGGGCGTCTCAGATGATGGGTCATCCGATGGGGTTTGAGGGTCGTCGTGATTGGTGCTCATGGTGGCATCCTCTGTGTCGCTTGGGGTGTCGGGCGGATCGTTTGGGGCATCCGTCATGTCGGCATTTTCCAACACCGCTCCGCCCAAGAGCAGAAGCGGCATTCAAAGAAGTCGCGATTTTGGGCCACGCGCGGCAGCAGCTCGCCCGCGTCGGTGGCTTGCAGGATCCGGACGCCGCGATCGGACATCCGCTGCGCGAGGTCAGCGTCGAAGGGCACAAGCTCGTGGTGCAGCTCAGCGGTGTCCTTGTTGATCGCGGTGAACACGGCGGGTGCCGCGCTGATGCCAGGCACGCTTGCTTCCATGTAGGCCTGGTAGACAGCGATCTGGGCGGCGTAGACGGGCTTTGATTTGGTCACCCCGTCCTTGACGCAGGCGCGCCAGTTCTTGGCGTTCATGGTCTTGCATTCCCAGAGTGCAGGGACAGCGAGACCGAAGCCCTCTGGGCCGGCCGCGATGATGCCATCGACATGACCGCGAATGCGCCCACCCGCGACCGAGAACCCGAACTGGCCGCCATCTGGGTGGTTGCCCTTTTGCGTGTAGAGATCGAACCCCGCGCCGCGCAGCCAGCGGATGGCGAGATCTTCCAGCTCGTGCCCGATGGCGAAGATGCGCAGCAGCTGGCCGGAGAAGTCCTGCCCCTCATCCTTGGGCGCGTGTGTGAACTCAAACTGCAAGGCGCGTTCGCAGGCGTGGCCAAGCCGCGAGCCGCCGAGGTAATCACGGGGAGTCCTTGCCGCATTCTCGGACGTCAGGGCCGCATCAATGGTCTCGTTGACGCGTTCAGAGAAGCTGGGTTTGTGGTTGAAATCGAGGGTCAAAACGGCACCTCCGACTGGCTGGCGATCTCGAACATCTCGGTGCGGAAGGCCTCGACGGTGATCACGATCAGCCGGTGCATATCGTGGTGGCTCAACTGCCCCAGCGGGCGGTCCCAGCCGATTCGTTCCATTTCCAGGGCGAGCGCGCGCATCACGGCAGGCAGCGCCTGGGTTTCATTTTCGGTAAAATCGACCATGCTTAGTCCTCTTTTCGCTTTCATGGTGAAGGCTGCCTGGCACTGCATGGAGCAGAACCAGCGGTATGTGCGCTTGCCGCGCGGCTGGTGCGGATCGAACCAACCAAAGCCGCGGGTGCGAGATGTGCAGACGGCGCAGAGCGTGCCGCGCGGATGCCAGAGGCGATCAAAGCCAGGGCGATCCGCAGCCTCTGTGGGCGGGGATGCGATTTGCGCGACATGGCTCATGCGGCCTCCCGCGCAGTCGGGGCCGCGCTGGTGATCAACCCGCGAATGGCGCGCTTGTTGAACCCGAAGGTCATCAGCGCCGAGGCCTTGTAGCGGGTGAGGCCATAATCGCTGCGTGCGGCAGGTGAGAGATATTGCAGCTGCTTTTCCGTGGCGGGCTGGTTCAGCCAGGCGCGCGTCTTGAAGGCGCTTTCGTCAGTCTCGTGGTCGTTCAGCCAGTCATCGGCCTGCGCGAGACAGACGCTGCGCTCACCGATCCCCAGCAGCTGTGGCTGCACAGCGCGTGCGCCGCCAATGCTGTACCAGAGGCCATCGAGCCAGAAGACGCCGCCCCAGGCCGAAAAGCCCGTCGCCAGAAGCGCATCCTCGGTGTCGAAGAGATCGACCCATTCGAAACTTGAGCGTTTCAGCAGATCAATCTCAGTCATCATGAAGCCGGAGAGCGCCCCACCCAGGGCTCCATCACGGGTTTCATCCTCGTCCTCGACCAAGAGCTCGCCGCAGATCGGGCATTCGCGCGAGGCCAAGGGTATGTCTGCCTGACAGGACGGGCAGGTTTTCGACGGGGCCTCACCGCTGGTGGTTTTGCCCTCAAGATCGACGTCCTGCTCCAGCGTGCCGTGGGTCAGGCTCGAGGTGCCAAAATCCAGCACGACGCAGTCAGTCTTGACCACGCCCGGGTGCTCAGCGGGATCCACGGTGCGCAGTCCGCGCCCGACCATCTGGATCATAGTTGATTTGTAAGAACTGGGCCGCAGCAGCACGACGCAGGACGTGGGCGGGTGGTCCCATCCTTCCGTGAGCACAGCCACGTTGGTGATCACGCGGATTTCGC